ACAGTCGGTGAGCCCACGGCTCGTGCAATGATGTCGTTCATTCGGTTCGGTCGTGAGATCACATCGCTTGATCGCATACTGCATGACCCTGACAACGCACCGATCAGCGACAACCCCACGGTTCAGCTAGTTCAAGTGCTCAAGATTGTGTCTGACGTATCAACGCGTGAGGATGCTGACAAGGCTACGACATACGTCATGCGTATGCGTCCTGAGTTGCAGTCGATCTTCACCAACAGCGTGGCTACATCTCAGCGCATCGGTCTGTACGCTACGCTCACCAAGTTCGGTGCTCTGCTCAAAGAGCACAAGATTTTCTTCACATCTATCTAAGGAGATTCAATCATGGCTTTTCAAGACTTAACACTTCAGCAACGCATCAGCGCAGTCAACATCGACTGTATGCGTCATCCTAAGTTTGCTTTGCTCTCTGGCGTTATCCCTATGGGTAAGTCAGAGGTTGTTGACAATCGCCCGACTGCGGCGACCAACGGCAAAGACAAGTGGTATGGTCGTGCGTTCATCACGCCGCTCAACCGTAAGCAGCTACGCTACCTTGTGTTGCACGAGAACTTTCACGTTGCACTCAAGCATTGTGTGTTGCCGACATATCGTGAGGTCAGCAAGAAGGCGGGGCATCGCATCACCAACATCGCTATGGATCACGTTATCAACAACATGATCGAGGAGCTTGACCCATCACTTAACTTTGTCGAGCGTCCATGCGAGGGGTTGTGCTGTGATGCCAAGTACAAACAGATGTCGTTCATTCAAGTGTTGCGCGATCTGATGCAGAACCCACCGCCTGAAGATGATGACTCACTGGACGAGCATGAGCCCTACGATGGTGACGGCGACGATGAGGGCGAGGGCAGTCCATCCGACAAGTTGTCCAAAGATGTTGACGAGGCTAACCGCCAAGGCAAGATTCTTTCCGATCGCATGGCGGGTGACTCTGGTGGTGGTCGTGACATTCTCGAGACTGCGGCTGACCGCATGACTGACTGGCGTGATGCGTTGCGTGAGTTCATTCAGACTGTCTGCCAAGGCGACGACAACTCTCGCTTCTGCCCACCCAACAAGCGCTTGCTTGCTAGTGGGTTCGTGATGCCATCACACTTCAACGAGTCTGTCGGCGAGCTGGTTGTTGCCTGCGATACCTCTGGCTCCATGACTTCGTACTACGGTGTGTTGTTCGGCGAGTTGGCACGTATCTGTAAGACTGCATCACCTGAGTCTGTGCGTGTGTTGTGGTGGGATACCGCTGTGCGCGGCGAACAAGTCTTCGCACCTATCGACTACGACAACATCGCCAAGCTCGTCAAACCCAAGGGCGGTGGCGGCACTACGCCACACGTTGTTACCGAGTACATGGCAGAGCATCGCATCCAACCTCAAGCAGTTATCTGGCTGACTGACGGCTACATCGGAAGCGACACTCCCAACACATCTGCGCCATCGCTGTGGGGCGTGGTGGACAACGACTCGTTTGTCCCAACACACGGCAAGTTAGTTCGTATCAATCTGTAAACACAAGGAGAATCAATCATGACTACACGTTACAACATCGACACCTGCTCAATGCTCACCGAGTTCAACGCATCTGTATGGACTGCGCGTAAGCTCGACAAGTCTGCCACCGAGGAGGTGGTGTCCAACAAGAACGCCAAGGCTAAGGATGCGGCGCGGGTCAACAAGCACTTGCTTGCGGGTCGTCCTGAGCTAGACGTTATCCAACAACTCGTTGGTCGTGCCCGTACCTATGTTTATGACAACACGTTACCGTGGTCTGACTCTGGTCTGCGTCTGCTACCGACTATCAACTTCGAGAAGTTCGCAACCAAGATGAACGAGTTCGAGGATGAGTTCACCGATACCGTCAAGAAGTTCGTTGACATCTACCCTACGCTCATCACGGCGCAGGCTATGGCGCTTGGTGATATGTTCAAGCGCGACGACTTCCCAACGCAGAACGAGCTGCTTACCAAGTTTGCTTTCCGCGTCAACTACCTGCCTGTGCCTACGTCTGGCGACTTCCGTATTGATGTGGGTAATGCCGCTACTGCCGAGTTGCGTGAGCGTCTCGAGCGTGTAACCAAGGAGCGCGTTGACTCTGCGATGGCTGACATTCGTATGCGTTTGCGTGACCACTTGGCGCGTATGTCTGACCGACTGACTACGGACTACGTTGGGGGTGAAGCCAAGCCTCGACGTTTCCATGACACGTTGGTGGATGGCGCGTTGGAGTTGTGCGACCTTGCCAAGGCGCTCAACGTTGTCAATGATCCTGACCTTGAGCGTAGTCGGGCTCACTTGGAGCAAGTACTTACTGGCGTCACACCAACAGACCTACGTAAGAACGAAGCTATACGACAAGATGTTAAGAAGAATGTCGACAGCATCTTGGATAAATTTACGTTCTAACCCTAATTGCAAAGGAGAAAAAGTATGTCAATATTAGGCGATAAACTACGTGATGCCTTCAATCAGATGCAAGTCGATGATGAGGGCGTACCGACAGAGATAACAACAGTAACCACACAGGAGAAGCAAATGCAAAAACTATCTGCATCAGAAGCGGCGTTCGATTACGTCATGCAAACGCCCGGCTGTACTGCCACGCAAGCAGGCAGAGTCTTGGCACGAGACGGGTACAACGAGGCAACCATCAGCGCATTGATCTATCAAATGGTCAAGCAAGGGATGATCCGCAAAGACGAGAAGACCAAACGCGTGTATGCCGCGCAGAACGCGTACACCCCGATCAAAACAAACCAACGTACCACTAAGCGTAAGTACGCACGCAAAGAGAAAGCAGGGCTAGCTGCTTTGCCGCGCGCTATGCCCACGGTGGAGAAATCAACACCGCATCCGACCATGCTGACTGCTGACTACGTCATGAAGAACATCAGTCTGGCTGAAGCCAAAGCGTTGTTCGATCAACTCAATGGGTTCTTTGGATGAAAATTAACCCTACTCACTACGCCAAGTTGGTCAAGCTGATGATGGAAGGTACGTATACGTGCCGTGAGTTGGCTGATATGACTGGCTTGGCGTACGCAACTGTGCTGTCTTATGCAAAAGCGTTGTACATGGAGAAAGCCGCGCACATAACTATGTGGGAGAAAGACAGTCGAGGACGTGACGTTACCAAGATTTATAAACTAGGTGAAGGCAAAGATGCTCGTCGGCAGAAGATACCTCGCACAGAAGTATATAAGCGGTACCGTGACAAGCAGAGGCATAAACAACTACTACGAATGATGGTTTTATAACAGGAGAAAGCATGAACACAGTACTGAAACCCAAGACCATGTGGGATAGCTGGAAAGAAGAACTAACCGTTGCGGCGAAGCGCACATTCAAACCGATGGAGGGCAGCTACCACCCACACGAACTGAGCGCACCTGCTACACGCCTCGGTGCGGATGACCACATGAAGTACCCAAGCCGTAGCGGTAACACACTACGGTATCGTGATGGCAGGGAAGAAAGGTTTGATAAGTGAAATGCCCCGTGTGTGGAACTTGGACAGTAGTGAAAGAAACACGTACCAGATCAGACGGCTCCAAGCGACGGTCTTATGAGTGTGCAAACGAACATCGGTTTCGTACATTGGAGACAGTCGCTGCGATTAAGAACGATACGCGGTACGACAACCTAACGAAAAAGGAGATTCAACATGAGACTACCCGCAAACATTCAGAAAGAGTTTAGTACAACCAACAAGGAAGTAAGAAGGGTTATGGCAAACACTTTGCCAGAACCAGAAGTATTAACAACCAAAGAACCGATCGACTGGCGTGCTGAATTTCAGGACGATTGGGATTATCACGGTATCATTTATACAATCGGCAAGACGCTAGCTTGGGTGCTGGTTTTGGCGTTTATGTTTGGTGTTATCTACGGCATGCTTATAACGGAGCAGATATGAAGGAGGACGACTATGACGAGTGAAGAAGAACGTGAACTCGACCTACAACTAGGAGACATGATCCGTGAAAACCACATACTCAAACAACGGCTCGAAGCAGCAGTCACAGAAGCGCTACGACTCCGACATAAACTCGAGCACATTTACGCCCTCAGCCACTTGGCCCTTTCCGAAGACGTTACCGAGCGAGAAGGAAGTACAGCGCCGATTACGCATGCAGACAAAGCGGCGTATTGAAGACACAGAAGACGCACCATTTTAAGGAGAACAACATGACTAATCAACCCGAAGCTAAACCTTTCATTAACTTCGATCTAGCAGAAAAAGTGCCGGATCATGTGGGGTTTCTTAACGTTTGCATAACGAATGACAACACAGGCGGTAACAGCGAAGAAACTTATTTGACGCTGAATACAGAAGGTTTTGGCGGTGCCGGTATATACGTAAAAATCGACGGTGAAACTGTCGAAGCCGGAGAGGTCCGGATCAAACTTTACGGGGCTTTGGAATTCACAGCTTTACTGCAAGGCATGGAAGGCTTTTTGAAATACTACGAGCGCCTAAATACGATACGCGCGGATAAGCAAGCTCTTACTGAGGGATCAAATGGTACGAGTGCCGATGACATCCAATACGGCGGCACACACTACAAAGACATGCCCATACAACCGTGGGCTGTGATGGAATCGGTGTTGACCCGCGAGGAATTCATTGGGTTCTTAAAAGGCAACATCATCAAATACAGTTTGCGTCACGGCAGGAAAGATAGTCCTGACGCAGACAAAGCTCTGCACTACATGCAGAAGCTGAAAGAAACGTCCGGCTCAGGGTGGTGAGCCTGGTTGGTCAGCGTGTGAGTGAATAGTCATAGGCCTTGTAGATGTCTCAAGCACGCTGAATGTAGTTACTGTGCCACCAAGACCTTCAGGCGGTCCGATACAGCAGTAACTCGATCTCCCCACGGCGAAGCTCGGGAGGGCGCCGAATCTACATTTCCCTCCCGCCCATTAACTTGTTAACAGGAGAACAATCATGGCGTCAACGCCGGAAGCACTGGTCAAGAAACAGATCAGGAAAATTTTAGATACAACAGCCACGTACTACGCCATGCCCATCGGCACAGGCTACGGCAACAGCGGGGTGCCAGACTTTCTTTGTTGTAGGAACGG